GTGAAGAAGGCTGAATAATTCAAAACGACATGCACGTACAAAAACAACTCATGAAGACATGTTCCTCCTTTCTATCTGCTAATAACGCCACAGCCTTCTTCATTTGTTTGGTGATGTATATGAAACCTACGATTGATATATCTAATATTTCAGACGAAGAGTTCATTGAACACATGAGACGCTTGGACATCGAAAGCAGATGTCCTTGTGCCGGTTGTACCGAAGAGTGTGACCAGAGAGCACAGCGATCTGAATGCGATCAGTATCAGAAGTGGATGAGGAGGTATGTGCTGAATGGCTAGAGAGTTTGCAAAAGCGTTCTATGGTTCCAGAGCATGGAAACGATGCCGGAAGTCATATCTCAAATCGGTAGGAGGACTGTGCGAGAGGTGCTACAAACAGGGACTGATCAAACCGGCAGTGATCGTCCATCACAAGATTTATATTTCAGAGAAGAATATCAACAATCCGAACATCACATTGAACTGGAAGAACCTGGAAGCATTGTGTTGGGACTGTCATGCAGCTGAACATGAAGGCGGAATGAGAAGCAGACGCTATGTTGTGGATGAAACCGGGAGAGTGATCACGCTCTAGATCCCCCCTATGCGTTCAAAATCGCTCTCTAAGGACCACCGGTGTGTGTAGGATTGATTACTCTTCCTCTCTGAGGGTCACGAAGGCGGTGTATAACATGGCTAAAATGTCAAAAGAAACGAAGATTAAGAAGAGACTGAGCGAACTGAACAAGATCTACTCCAAGTTGCCGGAAAAGAAGCGGAGTATTGCAGAGCCACTCATAAAAAATGCAGCATTCATGGAAGTTGAACTGGAAGAACTGCGTGGAATTATCTCTGAAAACGGAGCCAGTGAAGAATACAAGAACGGTGAGAACCAGTACGGCCGTAAAGCCTCGGCTGATCTTCAGTCTTACAACAGTTTGCTGAAGTCTTACAACATGGTTAACTCAAGACTGGAGGCAATGCTCCCACCGGAAGAGGAAATTGACGAATTGGATGAATTCAAATGAACAACTACATCTATGAATACTATCAGGCGATGTGGAACGGTTCAGTCACTGTCGGGCATTGGATCAGAGCACTGTATGACAAGATCATGGCCGGTCTTGAAGACGGCACATATCACTTCAATCAGAAGAAAGCGAACAATGCGATCAGATTCGTGGAGAAGTATGTCCGGCACAACAAAGGAAAACTCGGCGGTCAGCTGTTAACTCTGGAACTGTGGCAGAAGGCAGCACTGTCATGTATTTACGGAATTGTCGATGAGAATGATCACAGGCAGTTCAGAGAAGTGTTCATGGTGATCGGCAGAAAGATGGGCAAGACGCTCTTCGCCGCTGCCATTATCGCCTACGAAGCATATGTTGACGGAGAGTTCGGATCGGAGATCTACTGTGTGGCTCCAAAGCTTGATCAGTCCGATCTTGTCTACTCTGCATTTGAGTTCACGAAGGACAATACTCCTGTTTTTAAGGCGATGACCAAGAAACGGAAAACAGATCTGTATGTCCAGAAGACAAACACAACGATTAAGAAGATCGCTTTCAACGAAAAGAAAGCTGATGGCTATAACCCGATGCTGACAGTTGCCGATGAAATGAGTTCATGGCCTGCAGTCAGAGGGTTGAAACAGTATGAGGTTATGATCTCCGGCACAGGTGCCAGAGAAGAACCGCTGACACTGGCGATCAGTTCATCCGGTTATGAAGACAACGGCATCTATGATGAACTGATGTCACGATCAACAAGATTTCTGAAGGGAGACAGCCGAGAAAAAAGACTGCTTCCTTTTTTGTATATGATCGATGACACAAACAAATGGGATGACATCAACGAACTTAGAAAGTCGCTTCCTGGCATGGGAGTTTCGGTCTCCGTTGATTTCATTCTCGATCAGATCGACATCGCTGCAGAGTCACTCAGTAAAAAAGCAGAGTTCATGACGAAGTACTGCAACATCAAACAGAACTCTTCACAGGCTTGGCTTGAATCCACAGACATTGAGGCTTGCTATGGAGATCTGTTCGATCTGGAAGACTTCCGAGGCTCTTATTGTGTCGGAGGAATCGATCTGTCACGCACTACGGACTTAACCGTCTGCTGTGTGGTGATCGAAAAGAAAGAAAAGCTGTATGTGCTTATGAAGTTCTTCCTGCCTTCGGCGAAGATACAGGATGCGATCAAGCGAGATAACATGCCGTATGACATTTTTATCGAGCGTGGTCTGCTGAAACCGAGCGGTGAAAACTTCGTTGATTACCACGATTGCTTTGACTGGTTCAGAGAACTGGTCGAAACATATGAGATCCTTCCTTTACAGGTCGGTTACGACAGATATTCTGCTCAGTATCTTGTGCAGGATATGGAAGCATACGGTTTCCACATGGATGATGTCTTTCAGGGAACCAACCTGACTCCAGTCATCAATGAAACGGAAGGAATGATCAAGGATCAGAAGATCCGGATCGGAACAAACGATCTGCTGAAGGCCCATATGCTTGATTCAGCACTTAAGATCAACAACGTGACTGACAGAAAGAAGTTGGTCAAGATATATCAGACAGCACATATTGACGGTATGGCTGCACTTCTGGATGCGATGTGCGTGAGACAGAAGTGGTATGGCGAAATCGGAAGCCAGTTAAGAAATTAACGGAGGAGAACGGAATGGGACTTTTTGACAAGCTGTTCCCAAAAAAGCATGAGCACATCAATGCGGAACAGTATTTCAAACTACTGACCGGATATACTCCGGTCTTTCAAAACTGGGACGGCAAGATCTATGAATCGGAACTGGTGAGAACAGCTATCGATGCCAGAGCAAGACACATCAGCAAGCTGAGTGTTTATATCGAAGGATCTGCACAGCCGAAACTGCAGACCAAGCTGAGACAGGCACCGAATGGCTTTCAAACATGGTCGCAGTTTCTGTACAGACTGTCGACGATACTTGATGCGAAGGGCACAGCGTTCATCCTTCCTGTATATGACAGGTACATGGAAACGTGCGGTGTCACGACCGTACTTCCGAGCAAGTATGAACTCGTCCAGGTAGACGGCGAGCCATGGCTGAAGTTCACTTTCTCCGATGGAAGATCTACAGCTGAAGAGTTAAGCAAAGTCGGAATCATGACTAGATTTCAGTATGATTCCGATCTGTTCGGTTCAACAAACGGTGCTTTATCCAGCACAATGAAGCTGATCAATCTGCAGAATCAGGGAATTGAGGAAGCAGTCACAAACTCGGCAAGCTATCGATTCATGGCGAAGGTAAATAACTTTGCAAAAGCTACAGATCTGACCAACGAGCGGAAGCGATTCAATGAAGAGAACTTCGGACCGGATGCAGACGGTGGCGGACTGATTCTGTTTCCGAATACCTATTCGGAGATTCAGCAGATCAGCACGAAGCCGTTCACAGTTGATGCCGAGCAGATGAAGATGATTCAGACAAATGTCTTCAATTACTTCGGAATCAATGAGAAGGTGCTTCAGAATTCAGCAACTGGCGATGAACTGGATGCGTTCTTCAATGGTGGTATTGAGCCATTTGCCATTCAAGGATCTTCAGTTCTGAGTAAAATGCTGTTCACTTCCAGTGAAAGAGCGCATGGCTCTGAAGTGTATCTGACAGCAAACAGGCTGCAGTACATGACAGTCAGTGAAAAGGTCAATCTGGCACAGCAGTTAGGGGATCGTGGAATGATCACTATTGATGAAGTCAGAGATCTGTTCAACTATCCGCCTCTGCCGAATGGAGCAGGAAACAAGGCTCCGATCAGAGGCGAGTATTATTTCAATGGCGAGGAGAAACAAGATGCCGATCAAACCGAATAGAGAATACCGCAATCTTGGGAACTTCCAGGCAAGCGATGATTATTGCGTGAAGGGCTATGCTTCAACCTTTGACGCATACGAAATGCTTGAGATCGATGGCGAAAAATATTATGAGCGCATCGACAGACATGCATTTGATGAAGCAGATATGAGTGATGTGGTCTTCTTAAGAGATCACGCAGGACGAGTCTTGGCTCGTTCAAAGAATGATACGGTTCATTTATCTATTGACGATCATGGACTGTATCAGGAGACAAATCTCGGCCTCACAGGGGCATCCAGAGAGATGTATGAAGACATCGAAGTTGGTAATTATCAGCAGATGTCTTTTTCTTTTATTGTCGCTGAAGATCACTTTGAAAAAGACACAAGAACAAGAGTGATCGACAGAATTGCAAAATTATTTGATGTGTCAGCAGTAGCCTTTCCGGCTAATCCATATACGGAGATCGGACTCTCTGCCCGTGACTATTTCAACGGAGTGATTGAAATGGAGAAAGCGGAGCGACTGGATGCGGAGAAGAGAGAACGTGCAAGGAAAGCACTGCAGCTGAAAATCCGTACAGGAGGATATTTGAATGGAGATTAAAGACATGAAGATGTCTGACATCAAGACGAGAATGGCAGAGATCAACGCTCTGCTTGAATCTGAGGATGCAGATGTCGATGCACTGACCGAAGAGGTCAATCAGCTTGAGGTGCGCTCCAACGAGATCAAAGAACAGGCTGAAAAGAGAAGCGAACTCGTAGAAAAGGTCGCAAATGGTGAGATCGGCACAGTTACCGAGATTCACGAAGGAGAAAAAGAAATGGAAGAAAAGAGATTCACACCGGATACACCAGAATACAGAGACGCATTCTATGCAATGATCGCAGGAACTGCAACAAAAGAGCAGAGAGCAATCGTTGTTGACTCTACTGCTCCTGGCGATGGCGATGCTATTGCTATTCCGAAGACACTGGACGAGAAGATCTGGGACAACATTCACACAGCACATCCGATTCTGGCTGACATCACAACTGTCAATTCCGGTGTTGCTATGGAAGTTACAAAGCACACAGCGATCGCTGTCCGTACAACAAAGAAACTCGACAGCGCAGCTACTCCGGCAGAGGAGGCAAACACATTCGTCAAGGTCGTCCTCTATGGCTACGACTATGAGAAGTTCGTTACCCTGACATATGCCGAGGCAAAGATGTCTCAGGGTGCTCTGGAGGACTACCTTGCTCAAGAGATCGCTGATGAAATCGGTGAATCTATGGCAAAGGATGTTTTCGCTCAGATCCTGACAGATGCTGGTAATGGCCAGAAAGTCACTCCGGCAAACGGCTCTACTCTGTTTGAGAACATCAAAGCAGCGCTTGCACTGGCAACAGGCGCAGGTACTGCGGTTATCTATGCTCCGTCAACTAACTACTATGAAATCGTCGGCGCAATCGCACAGGGTTCCCCGTTCAACATCGCCGAGACACTCGGTTGCACAGTCAAGATGGACAACGCTGCCACAAAGGTCACTATCGTTGATCCGAAGAAGTATGTCCAGAACGTCGTACAGGCTGTCATGATCGAATCAGACAGAGACATCAAGGCTCACAAGGTCATCGTTTCTGGTTACTGCCGTGCTCAGGGCACTCTGAGACACAACAAAGCAGCATCCTGGATCGACTAACAGGTAACCGGCGATGTTGGAAAAAGTCAGGCTTGCGCTGCGGATTACAACCACAGCCTTTGACAGTGAACTGTCCGATCTGATCAATGCAGCCTATGCTGACCTTGGCATTGCCGGTGTCGTAAACACAGAATCAACTGATCCGATAATCATCCGTGCAGTAACTACTTACTGCCGGATGAATTTCGGTGAAGTGTCTGATTATGACAGGCTGAAAGCCTCCTACGATGAGCAGAAAGCTCAGCTGAGCATGGCATCAAACTACTCAGATTATTCGGTGCTGGGGGCTTAATTAATGGACAGGTCAGATGTTGCATTTCTCGTCTCCAAAGAATGGGTCCAAGACGAGTATGGTGTACAGAGAGAACAGATCAGCGAATCACGGGTTTTTGTCCAGGTCAATTCAGTAAGCATGGCTGAATGGTTTGAAGGCGGGAGAAACGGATTAAATCCGGAACTTCGCTTTACGATGTTCAGATATGACTACAATGACCAGGAAGAGATCAGATACAACGGCAAGTATTACAGGATCTATCGTGTGTACTTCGGTAAGAATGACACAGTAGAACTGTATTGCGAGAAAAGGAAAGGCAATGCCGATCATTAATGCAAAGGACTTCTCCGGCACGGTGCAGAAGTATTTAGATGAGTTTGGCGAACAAGCGTATGAAGCGCATTACAACGCTATCAACAAGGTCGCCAGAGATGTCACCCGTGATCTGAAAAAAGCCGGATCTTTCGGTGGAACTGGAGAGTATCGAAAAAGCATTAAAAGCGAAATTGTAAAATCCAGAATCGGCGGTGTTAGTGCAAAGATCGGTGCGGGCAAACAGGCGGGTTTGACTCACTTGCTTGAATTTG